CGGCTCGTGCTTGCAGCCACGGCTGAAAGCGAACTTGTGGCGTACTTGCGTGTCGTATCAAAATTTGCCCGCTGCAAGTAATACACATCCCCGTTTCCGCTTAGCTCAATCTCAAGCCGCCATTTTGCAGCTATTGCACCGCCTGTGGCATAGTAGATTGAGAACCGTTGCCATAATCCCGCCGAAACCGTTAGTGCTGCCGAGGCCGCAAGCGTAGCGCCGGTATCTGCCCGCTTAATGCGCAGCGTAATAGTGCCGTTAGTTCCACTACCAGATGACCATTTAGCGTAGACGCTAAACACTCCGTTTTGAGTGCCTATATCAGCGGCTCCGGAAAGATCCTGCACAATGGTTCCGGTAGCGGCGCTAAGTGTAGCGCGATCCGCAGCGGTATTACCCTCGATGTCAAGCGTATCGGTTGAATCCGCTGCAATTGTGACATTCGTCTTTGTCCATGCGGCATTGCTGAAGTCATCTGAGTAAAGGCATATTTGCGTCAAGGCTCCTTCAATGAGAAGGCCATGCCCAAACTTCCCCGCCTGATAGCGTGCGGTATTAGCTGCCGCCGATGCCACAAGGCCGCTGGTTGCATCGGTGTAGTTTGCCGCGCCAGTGCGGGCAAAGGTTCCGGTCACGCCGTTGTTGTTGGTCAGTGTTTTTTCAAATGGCCAATACCCCGCATGATCGCGGTCAAACCAAAAGCTAAAGGTCTGTCCACTTTTTGCCCACTCCCACCATTGCGCAAGCTGGGTTTCCACAGTTTGGCTCATACGCTCTTTGACAAGCGCAAGAGCGTCTTCGGAGTAGAAGCTAAGCGTTTCCTTTATTCCGGACGCACTGACGTTGACTGCCTTGATTTGATTCTGAACATACTGGAAGTCGTTCAGGAATCTGTCAAAGTCAACGTTGATGCTGTTATATTTTAATCGTGGGCGTGCGCTCATGAATTAACCGCAAACCAAACACCGATAAATTCCACTGTTGGAACTTCACTACCGGTTGCTGTTGTACTTAACCAATCGACCTTTACTCTATTCGGAGTTGCCGGTGTTAGTTCTGTGACGAACAAATCAAAGTATAATGTGTGTACGGCGCTGCCTTGTGGATTAAAGTTAATGTAGGATCTAATATCACTGTCTCCTATTGCCGGTACTACAGTCAACCATGAGAACTGCAACTCAATCGTTTCAAATGTGCTTCCTGATCCATAGTTTGGTTCGGTCAACCGAATTACGAACGTAATCCGATCTCCACTATGTGCAGTTACAGAATTATCGTAATAAGCATCCGCCGCTTCGGTCGTAGCCGTTCCATCGGCACTGACACTCAAAGCTTTGTCGGTTATACTTCCTTCGACGATTTTGTTTACAGCGTATGGAGTCCAGTAACCAGGAATACTCATGACACGCAAGGTATGTTCTGCTATCGCAACAGATGGTGAAATTACTATGGATTGGCCAATAAGTAGGCTTTTTGCCGCTGACCAGCCACGTGTGCCGGTATTGAGATTAGGTATTTTGTCCCATGTTATGTTTAAAGAATCACCAATTTCAAACAGTACAGTTTCCCACAAGCATCTTAATGTTATTACAGATGCGGCGTTGAATAATCCCATGAACCGATGAGATGTTAGATTTTCCAATTGTTCTCTGGTCAGACTGACCCCTGAGCCATATCCGGAATAGTGCGCACCTTCAAACGCCTGTCTTAGATTATAGTAGTACCCTTCTGATTCAACTGAATTAAATGACAACTTTATTTTATCACCTTCAAATTGTGCATTTGCGGCGTTATATCCATGTTGAATACCGTCAAGATTGAGATCTGAATATACGATGTCATCGGATAGATCCAACCTTGACATGGAGCTTATTTCATCGTCTGTAAGCGTACCATCTGCCGTGTACGTCTCTGTGTTGAACATTAGATCGTTTGAAGCTACGCTTATCTTTCCGTTGTTGCTGTAGAAATATAATCCAAACGGAGTCAAAATTCGTTCTTCCAGGATATCCAACAAAGATGACCTAGATAGATCAGACTCTATCAGGCATATGCCATTGTTGCTATAGTCAAACTGTTGAAACATTCTCCACCCAAGTTGCTCTATACCAGAAACATCAACATAGTCAACACTAATGCCATAATATTGCAGGTTGTTTACATCGCCAAGATCGTACTTACCGTTTGCTGCACCATAGTTGCTGGTTAGTAGATGCAGCAATGCCCGCAATGGATCGCACTCAAATAATATTCCTACAAACACCTCTGAATCTGCTGCATGACTCTCACCAATCGAAACTCCTACTCCGCGTGTTAATGTATCAAACGTATCTGTTGTAATTGTCTCATAAGTTACCAACTCATTTCCAACTTTCAACACCGGTTTAACAAGCTGGTCTACGTTGTTTGTGTAGTCTGCAAGTTCGTCAAAGTACTGCGATACTGTAGTTGAACCATCACCTATTACCGTTTGAAAACCTGTTGTCCACACATCGGTATAATTATTTGCCAGGGTTATTTTTCTGTCACGATATTTAACAAAGATATTTGCAATACCAAAAATGCTATCACGCAATTCGAGCTTCCATGTTGCAATACTGGAGGCCGCAACAGTGATGACAGAAAGCATTGATCCCGTAATGTTGACAAAATCAGCATATCCGATTTCCTGAAAACCAAGTTTTAATGTGGCTAATTGGGGCAACCCACTACTCAAAAACTGTGCGAATACTCCGGCCACGTCATCAAGATCAATCGTAAACGTTGCAGCTTGAAAATTTGTGTTATATGTCTTTATCTCAGGCCATGATGCTCTCACTTCGATAATGTTTTTGTGATAGACTACAGACCCTGGAGGTGAACCAATATCATCGAAATCACCGCTAACCCACTTATCATTGGCACCGTCAAATTCAATTGCAACAACAGGATTCTTGTTTAACAGTGCGTTATAGGTATTGTAATTCGCGGACGCAGATCTCATCTTAACTTACTCGCAATTAGTTTCTCTCCGCGCCGTACCTGCTTATTGAGTGCAGGTATTATTTGAGATCTCAATGTAATCGGGTCAATCGATGTCACGTTTGGCATGTTAAAATTGACTGTAACACCGCCAGAATCTAAACCCGCGCGCTGCATGACTTCAGCACGTTCGCGCGAGCGTCTGCGAGCAAGCGGGACGATAGCCTCGGATTCATTGCCTTCGCCGGTAACGACCATTGTCGGCCGCCTAACAATCAGTCCGGTTTGTGCTTTTCGTATATCATTGGGGATGATGCCGCCATGTGCAAATCCTAATAGTGCACCGGCCCCGGGAAATAAAGCGTTCAATCCGGCAGTTATAGCAAGCCGTGCAAGTAAATTTATGGTGGTATCAAGCAGGTCTGCCAGAGCATTCTTTGCGTTTTTAGCACCGGTTGCAACCGATGTCAGTGAATCTACAAAAGTGTTCAAGGTTTGTACTTTAAATGCCTTCTGGATATTTGCATCCACGTCATCCACTTGTTGATTGAGTTTAAGAAATTCTTTTTCTGCGGTAGACACTCCGGAACCTTCAAATTCTTCCCGTGCTTTGCGCATGTTCTCGGACATCTGCGCGATTAACTCATTGTTACGCTTTAACACATCACCCAGGCGAATATTCTCATCTGTTTGCGCTTCTATTGTTTCAATGAATAGCTGTTGACTGCGCTCGCGATTAAGTTTTTCAAGATTTTTGATCTCATCTTTCTGTCGTTTTAGGCGTGCGTCATCCTGCTCAATTGCAGATGTTCTTGCTTTGTTTATCTGCTCCTCAGTGAGTTGCAAAAGCTTTGCTTCCCTACCGTGGTTTGCAATTGCCCTGGCAGCTTCAAAATTACCTTTAGCAAAAGCATCAATGAACGCCACAAATTCTTTGTTTGCAGATTGCTTGGTTTGTAAGTTAACAATTTCTGCAAAGTTCTTCCTAAAATCTTCGACGGCGCTATTGGTACGCCGCATAATGGTTACTTGCGCCTCAAATGCCGCATTTACTTTCTGGATTTCTGTAGCTCCTAGACCAACCAGATCTAGCAAGCCACTGAATGCCGGCATCAGAAATCCGCCTATGGCATTTGTTATTTTCTTGGTAAACTTTTCCAGATTATCAAGTGATATTAGAAATTCCCGTGAATCGGAGTTGGTGTCAGCAGTAGCTTTGGCAAAGTCTTTAGCCATACTGAATGCCGCAGACCCGATAGCACCAATTGCCACAACCGCAATTGCAGCCGGATGAGGTATGCGCCCCAACGATCCAACAATAGATGATGCCGCGCCGGTAAAACGTTGCGCGATTTGAATCCCAGCATCACGGAACTTTGAACTAGTTACCCGCGACACATCTAAAGCCTTGCGCTCAGTAGTAGCAAGTGCTTTATTGATTACCGGCGTAGCCTTATCGTTGGCTACTATGTCGATCTGTACTGCCATCTGCTTTTCGGGTTGCTTCTTCTTCCATTATAGCGGTTAGATAAATCAGGCCATCAAGGATTGTCTGCGCTTCCACCGTGGTCATAACCGGTTTATGCGCCGCAAGTGCAAACTCGAACGCACCGGGCGTGGAGCGCACGAATGATGATGACACACGATTCCAAAGCGTCAAAATCTCGGCCTCCTGATGGGTGATAGGAGGGAGGTGTTTAAACGGGCATGTAGGGCAAGGGTCTATGCTGCCACGCTCGCGTTTGCATTCGTCGCACCGTTCGCTGGTTGCGGCTGGGAATGCGAGCCGCCAGCGGACGGTGCGCTCAAGTTTTTTCGCATGCGCTCGGTGTCAAGAAAGTTCGTGATTCCGGCCGCCTTAGTCATGATCCACATAAAACGTTCTGCACCCGCTTCAGTCTGCATGAAAGCAAGCCGTGCTTCATCCGTGCAAGGCAATGCTGCGCCGTCATGGTCAAGGACTCCCTTCCAATCAATCAGCACTGCCTTGCACATTTCAAAATCGCTGAAACGCTCCATTTGCGCCGTGGGAACATAGCGCACCAAGTAATGCTCATCACCGCTGAATTCGTATGGGAACCATTTCTCTAGCGGTTTGGCTTCAGTAATCTTTAGCATCTCTCTCCTCGGTTAAAATCACACATCGTAAGCGGTGCTCACGTCATCTGTGAATATCCACCGCAAAATATTGGTGATGCCACTCATTCCGGTGGGCGCTGCTTGGGCCTGCAACGCACGCATGGTGATTGTTTCCGGAATCCTGCCCGGCGATGAAACCCCATGCTCAACATTGATTACACGAAGGGCGGGGAAGCTCATCACGTGCGAGTAATTTCCGCCGCTAATGGCCAAACCCGTGATGGTTAGATCCATCTTCTTGAAGTCCTCGGCGGTCATGTCTGCCATGTACGTGGTTGCCGCGAATTCGTTGAATCCAAGCGTGACTTGGCAGTCAATGAAGCTATTTTCTACCGGCTCTCGCGTCTGCCATTCGCCAGAGCCTTCGGCTACGGCCCGCGCCACGAATTCAGGCGGGATGTCACGGTTGAACACGATTTGAATTGAACTCGGATAAACGACGTCGCCTGAGCCAAGCCCGCTACCGCCCTGGTCATTGATCCTGATCTGAGTCGCGCCAAACGGCACCCGCTTCTCTTTCGTGCGGTAGGTCACGCTTGAAAGCGTTGTGTTCACCTGGCCGGTAACAAGGCAAGTGTTGCCAATGCCACGAATCTCGAACTGCCAGAACCCACCGGCCTGGCCTGAAAGCGTAAATCCGGTTGCCTTAAAGCTAGGGATCTCGCGTACCGTTACGCCGTCATAACCGCAGAGGGTGTGAAACAACGTTTGTGTGGCCTGCACGTCCATTGTGTGCGTATAGGGCGAAGCTCCTCCAGTAAGCGCATCATCGCCAATAACGGCGCATAGCAACTTGTATTGCTCATTCGCCCAACGCAGATCACCTGTTAGAACGGGATGAACTGTGCGATTACCAGCATCAATGTATTGCGGGTAAGTCTGGCCAATGTGCTCATCAAGCAGCGGCTCAGGGATTTCGATGAAGCCTGCGACATTAGTGCACAGGAAACCGGCGTTGGTATTATCTGCATCAACTGCAGTGAACCATGCGCTTCCCTTAGCACAAGAAAGAATCCAATCTTTTCCACGTGACATATCTCACTCTCTTGTTGTGGAGTTATTAAATATCTCAATCACGACTTTGAGCTTGTTCTTCTGAATCAGGGCGTAAACGAGGGCCTTCTCACCGAATGAAAGTCCATCCTCATCGAGGTTTATTTGGGGACGAAGCCCAATATTGCGGGAAACCAGAAATTCCCGCAATTCATCCTGCACTTTTTGATCGATCATGTCCGCAGTAATTTCCTTATGTTTTCTCTTGCATCGTTGGCGTTTCCACCAACAGTTGCCTCAATCGTTGTAATGACAGGCAAAAACCCCTTTGTTAGTCCGTCCAAAAACAATGCACGAGTAAGATGGTTGTTGTCTCCGACAAAATCACCGTCAGTCAAATCAAGCACACCTCCCAGAAATCCTTGATCGGTATTGCTATCGGAAAGCTGCTTGAGTCGATAATAAGCATCGATAATTTGCTGAGCGGTCTGAACTGTTCCACTGATAAAATTGGACTTTTTTGAAGAGAAGTCTGCCATGACTTGCTCCTTTCATGAGGTAGTTACAAGTCCAAAACTCTCCAGGTACGACAGGAGCGTATTGAATTTTGAGGTGATGTCGGCCAGTGTACCATCGGCATCTGCTATATGTGATTGCCTTATTATTGGAGAAGCTCCAAGAAATCCGATTTTCGCCGCTGATCCACTGGCTTCCCCGGCCAAAAACTCTCTTGCTGTCGTATCGTAGATATTAAAAGCAATTTTCCCTTTTCGTGTAGCATCGGTCGAATCAATCCAGGCCGGAATTTGTGCAAAAATCTCACGAGCAGAAGTACTAGATTGTTTGCCAACAAGAAAATTTCCTTCATGGAGATGTAATTTTTGTAAAGGAGTAGAAATTCCTATTCCAATATATTGACTTTGATCTATAACTAATGCAAGACCGGCGGCCTGATTGTGTGCAGTAGTATTGGTCTTCGTCAGGAATTCGAGTCGTGCACCCCTATTGCTGTAGTCATAATTTGTTGTGGCAATTGCTCTTATGAGGCCAGAACCCCATACTGTTTCACTACCGGTAAATGCGTTCGTGTCAAAACTTATTCGACTCAGTTCATCTCCGGACGATATAGCACCATCATCGCGCAATAGTTTTAGGTCTACGCCTCCGGATTTTTTAAAATCAAAATTGCTTATAATCAGTGTCTTTGTACTGTTTATCGTCACGTTTCCCTCGAATACCGCACTCTTATCCTGGTTCAAAGTTAGAACAAGACCGGCGGCCTGATTGTGTGCAGTGGTATTGGTCTTCGTCAGGAATTCGAGTCGTGCACCCCTATTGCTGTAGTCATATGTATTAGTGGCAACTGCCCTTATTACCACTCCGCCCCATACTGTTTCACTACCGGTAAATGCATTCGTGTCAAAACTTATATGTCCAAGTTCGTCTCCGGAGAAAACATTCGAATCCTGTCTAATAAATAAGCATGAAGCTCCAGTAGTATTTCCGATCTCTATTTGCTCATTGGGTGAGGCTGTCCCGATTCCAAACCTACTGTTTATGGTGTCAACATTAACCACGCTTGTTATCCCATCCGCTTTCATAATCTGTATTGCTGTTATTGAATCGCTTGACGGACGAATCTTTGGAACAATCAACTGTCCTGCAATGGTTAGAAATGTTCCATCAAATTGCAGATTACCGGATTCAGCCAGAACATTCGTAGCGCTCTCATATAGAATTTTATTGGCCGTACCTCCTGTTATAGTCCCGCCAATCGCAAGTGACGCTGCTGGTGTCGTAATAAATTCAAGCGCATTTGCCCCACCGTTTACTGCAACAACCTTTCCAGCCTGGCCTGAATATGAACCTGGCGTATCAGTCAATGCGAGAAAGTTCGATACACCCGCCGTTGCAAATGAAAGCACTCCGGCTCCACTTGTTACTAATACCTGTCCACTTGTGCCATCCGCACTCGGCAATGTCCAGATCCTATTTGCTGCAAGTGCTGGTGCGACAAAGCCGATATAGTTTGAATTGTCGACATCTTGCAGACGTAACTCCTTACCAGTCGAAATGACAACGTGATTGGAAAAAGTCTTTACTCCCCCTATGGTTTGCACCGAAGTCTTGTCAACCAATCCCGCAGTCTCTGGCGTCACTCCGACGAAAGCAGTACCATTCGATGAAAGTACATTGCCGGATGTAACCGACGAGACAATGATCCCGGCAAAAGTTGGGGTTGCACTAATACGAACATCTTGACCGAATTCCAATCCAAGTTCACCAGTATTAACAATAACCGCCTTTCCTGCCTGCCCAATATATGTTGTAGGATCAGTGTCGTTAAGATTAATAAATGTAGAAACACCTGCTGATGCAAAAGACAAATTACCTGCGCCATCAGTAACTAAAGCTTGACCACTAGTTCCGTCTACACTTGGAAACTTCCATATCTGATTTGACGACAATGTTGAAGCGACGAACCCAACATAGTTACTATTATCCGCATCGTAAAGCCGTAACTCCTTGCCAGTTGAAACGACAACGTGGTTAGAGAATGTCTTGGCTCCGCTGATTGTTTGGATCGATGTTTTGTCAACCAGGGCGGCAGCGTCCGGTGTCATTGACACAAATGTAGTACCATTGGCAGATAGGACGTTTCCCAATGTCACAGGAGAGACAATAAGTCCATCGAATTGTGGACTAGCTACAGTGTTGATTATTACAGACTGCCCTGCACCATTATCGATTATATCAATATTTGTACCTTCTGTTAATATCCGCTCATCAGTTAAATCATCAGATCCAGACATTACTACGAACGGGAACTCTGGGCTGACCGAAACATCAGGAGTTATATAGATTTCAGATCCACTGTAAATATCTTCTTCAATTGTTAGACCAATGATTGCATTATGACATAATACACCACAAAACATTTCTTGGGTCATGGTCAGCAACTGTGCCGCATCTGGTACATTCGCAGATGATGCAATAGATCTATTGTTGTTGAATGCATCAGCCACCGTATCGGCAAGCTGTTGAAAATTCTTTTCGCTCGCGATATAGTCGTTGACTTCGTAATAGCCTACAAGTTTTATTTGGTGAATTCTTGTAATGTACCCATCTAGAGCACCTGCGCTCGGTGCTTCATCGCGTGTGATCATCCACGTATGGATACGGTTATTATCGCTATCAAGGAAGCGCGTGTCGCGCGTGGTCAAGTCCTTGACGTATCTAAAATAGTCGTGAACATTGACAACACCATCAACGTCTTCTAGTATACCCTTCACTAAAGGCAATATGGTCGCATAGCTCATGGGTCTACGTCATCCTCAATAGTAATCCCTATAATACAATGATGGCATAGAATCCCACAAAACATTTCATTGACGAAACCGACAAGTTGTGATGAATCAGCTATATTTGAAAATTGGGATAATCCACGGTTATCATTGAAGGCATCCATCACGTTGTCCGCAAGTTGTTGAAAGTTCTTTTCGCTAGCAATGTAATCGTTGACCTCATAGTAACCGTGCAGCTTAAACTGATGAATACGAGTGACGTCTCCATCAAGTGCACCCTCACTCGGTGCCTCATCGCGTGTTATCATCCACGTATGCACGCGGTTATTGTCGCTGTCTAAAAATCGTGCATCCCGCGTGGTTAAGTCCTTCACGTAACGCAGATAGTCGTACACATTTACCACATCAGTCACGTCTTCAAGTACAGCCTTGACCAGCGGTAAAACGGTAATGTAGCTCACAGCCGCGCCCTCCACCGTGCAAGCGCGCTTTTGAAGTTAGCAATCACTCGTGTCTTAGTCTTGCGCTCCGCTTCACGGAACATGAACGCCCCCTTGTAGCCTTTGCGCGCTATCGCGCGAGCCTTTAGAAATGCTGCTTGCTTCAAAGCACTAGCGGCGTTTTTGATTTTGTACTTGGCCGCAATGGCGGCAACGTAGGCGCGCCCGCGATCCGTTCTCTTGAGCCACAGCGCAATTGCATCTGGCGGAGGAAAGCGGCCCGGCCGCCGGCCTTTTTCTCTGATCTCCGCGTACTTCGTAGCTGGCCCAGCGACGGCAACGCGGCCATGATTCCACGCTACAAGTTTGGATGTGACTCCGGCCCGCAGGGCACCCGCAACTCCCACCGGCGTATTACGTTCGACTTCGCGCTCCACAATCAACAAGTTCCGTTTCATCTCGCGCGCAATGAGTGCCTTATAGTCCTTCACCCAAGACTTATCTTTTAATTTGCCGGTTACTTTCACATTGAAGGCAATCATATCGGGGAAGGGGAGTCTATGTAAAATCTACGCTGCGTAACTACGTTATTTTTCAGGCAAGTTTACATAAGATTGAATCTAGTTAGCTTACCTGTACCGTCCGCCGTGGAAGAGAAACTCTTTTCCGTGCGTGAACTTCAGATCCAAGTCTTGAAATGCACCGGCTGCATGTGCTTGAGCCTCATTGCCGATTCCGAAATGCTCATTAAAGCGCACCAAGTGCTTATCAGCGCGCTCTTGCCATTGCTGGGCAAGCGTTCCGTAATCAACCGCGTCTGCATTAAAGCTCGGCGCCGTGTGCTTGGAAAATCCAGCTGCGATTGACTCTGCTACAAGCGCTGCACACAGATTCACAAAGGCGTTGTAATCCGCCGTCTCAACCGTGTCCGTGTCTTCATCATGCGTGTGCAAGCCGCCATAGTTCACCACGAATGTCTCACTCGACGTCGGCGCGGCCCGATAGAAACGGATGTGATCGATCTTCTTTACCACGGGCGTGCTTGAATAAGCAGCCGCGGTGGCGTTTTTCAATGTAATCACCCCAGTGCTTGCATTACCATCTGCACTGCACCAATTTGTTTCGCCAGCACTATTAATTGTGGATGAATTTCCAATACGAATTATATCGTCATTTTTGAAGTAACCCGCATTGGCCACGGTGCTTAATGTGATGCTATTCGCCCCGTTTGAAACGTTCGACAATCCCCGTGTCGAATCATCAACTGGGATGACTTCATACTCGTTGGGATCAATCTCACCGCGATCTTGCCCGGCCCCCTGGATGAACATATTACTGATTGCGGAAAGATTGTCCTGCCAGCTACTCGGCAACGCGACATTATATTCGCTGTTACCAATGTAGTCTTGGTGAAACTCACGCGGACGCACTTCGCTGAATCGATTAATCGCTAGATCCTCGACAATCGACATGATGTCATTGTCGGGAATGATCGTATCAGCGTTTGGAATT